TGTCCCCATCTGAATCGCGAGAGTTTCGGCCGATCCCTTAAGTTGCTCAATCGAGCCCTTGAGGTTGTCAAGGCGAGTCTTGGCAACGTCAGCGGCCGTGACCTTGCTCATGGCCGCTGCCATCTGGTCGTATCCGGCCGCACCATTCTTAGCTAGAATCGCGGCGGCTCGAATCGCATCAGATCCGAATATAGTATTAAGAGCAGCCTGCTTCTGCTCACTCGACATTCCGACCATGGACTTCCGGAGAAGTTCCTGGACGTCCTTAAGGGATTTCATCTTTCCAGTACTGTCATAAAACTGATTTTTCAGTATGCCAGTGCTGGTAATGAACTTGTCGGTTGCATCTTTGGCATCTTTGGAACCCTTTTTATACCCGTACGTCTGCTCCATATAAAGTATAAGTGCTGCGCGAACATCCATATAACTCTTTGATGCGGGTTTAATTCCTTTCTCAGTCAGAACCTGCGTTGCCTTGGCATTATCGTATGTAACTAACCCTAGACTCTCCATTTCGCCGATTGCGGCCTTTGTCGTAGGCTGCAGCCGAGAGAACATGGTTTTCAGCGACGTCCCGGCGTCGGCACCCTTGATGCCAGCCTGGCCCATCTCGGCGATGGCGATAGCGGTATCTTTGAACGAGAAACCCACAAGGTTGGCAACAGCCCCGACCTGCTGAAGCGAGAAACCAAGCTGCGACACGTCAATAGATGACGCATTCGCTGCTCCAGCTATCAAGTCGACTACGTGAGGCATGTCCTTAGCTTCTAACCCAAATTGATGCATAGAGTCAGATGCGATTAGAGCTGCCTGAGGTAAATCAATTCCTGAAGCTGCAGCTAAGGATACAGTCGCGTCGGCTGCTCCACCGAGAATATCGGTGGTAGAAAGACCGGCTTTGGCCAGCTCCTCCATTGCGGATGCTGCATCCGACGCTGAGAAAACCGTATCTTTACCAAGCTGCAATGCCTTACTGCGTAACTGCTCCATTTCAGCAGTAGTAGCCCCGGATACAGACTTGATTCCAGAAAGTTTCTGTTCAAAGTTTGCCGCACTATTGACGGCAACGGCTAACCCGCCTGCGATGAGCAGACCGGCCGCACCTACCGCAGTACCAACCTTGCCAACCGATGCATCGGCTTCAGAACTACTGACCCCGAGTTTCTTTAAATCGGCATCGGCCTTAGTAATGCCTCCACCCTTATAGTCAAGCTCAACCGTGCCTTTCGCAGTACCAAGACTATAATTCGGCATCTGGCACTACCTTACTAAATGGATCCCTGAAAGACTGCGGATTGTCCACCCCAGGCTCGCTCAGCCATCGGTCTATTACCATTTTGGCCTTCGATTCTGCTGCCTCATGAGTATCGGATCCCCTGACAGACCTATCCAGATCAGCATCAAGCGCCAGACCGAACATAGCCACCGCTCGATCGAAATGATAAGACGCCACGGGATCGCTGATTTCATAGAGGATGCTTGGCCTAGTCCGCCACGTCTGGGACAGGCGCCAGGCCTCGTAAAGATTCCCCGACTTCCTGACGAAATCGTTCCAGGTCGCGCGTTCCTCCGACTGCGAAATTCAGGATGAACATCTTATCTTCGAGGTCTACCTGATCAATGTAAACAAACTCGTCATCGCGCTCCGCACCATCCTCCGGAACGGGCATAACCGCAGGCTGAATTACGACATAGCAGGTAACCTTGTCCACCACTTCGAGAATCTTCTCGACATTATCCATATCGAGAAGATCGGCACTTACCGCAGTGGGAGGCCTACCCTGATTACGTCTGACAGTGTCATTGACAATCGAGGTAAGGCTGTCCATTTCGTTAAGAACTCCGGCCTTAAGTAATCCCTCTACGCCCGGCCGCCGCACCTGACACACCTGACCGGACGGAACCGTAAGATCCTCGAATTGCTCAGCTTTCTTACCCCATGCCTTCGGTGCGTATTTCTCTGAATCAGGCATGCCGATAATTACATCTTCTACTACTGGCGGTTTCCTGGCTGCGGTTCTCTTGATGTTACGATCGTTTGGAATCCGGGCAGGCATCCTAGTGCTCCCTTTTGTCAATTTCTGGTCAGAGCGAGAAGACCCCGACAGTTACAGATGTCGTGGTGCTGTACGTGATTCCGACCAGCCCGGTTGACGGGTTTGCATAGCTAGCCCCGTACAGCGGACCGATCCATTTCGTTGTCCCGTTGGTCACGGAGATTGCATTATCCGGGATCGCCGTCCCCCACGGGGACACGTCCGGGAATGCAGCAACGGTGACCGTTACCGGCGAACCGCCAGCGTTGACGACTGCCAGAAAACTCGTGCTCCCCGGGGTCGCCGTATCCCCACCACCTGAAGCCGCTGCATAGGTCGGGACCATTCCGGCGCCGACAACGCTCTGAGTCGCGATAGCAGCCATCAGACGATCGCCGTAACAGTCTCGTTGTGAACGAAACGATAAATCTCATCCACGTTTGACGCCAGCGTTGCGGGAAGGCTGGTGCCCTTGACTCCGGACGTCCAGAACTTGCCGTCAGCAAGTTCACCCTTGAAATCTCCGGCAGCCTTGCACTTCCAGACAGTGCAGTGAACGTCACCGATGCTTCCAGAGATTGCCTGCCCCTCGACCTTGAAATAGTTTCGGGAATCAGAGAACAGCTTCTTCCAGGTCTTGATCTGGTTCGGAGTTGTTCCGGTTGTCGCGAGAGTTCCGCCGAAGATTGCTTGCGTGGCTTCGAATGACAGACCGCCAGCTTCCAGCTCCCAGGCGACAACCTCACCCTTGCCCTGAACGGCAATCAGCTTGTCATCACCGCGCATTTCTTCCGTATCCTCGGAAGAAGTGAACGTGAATTTCTGACTGTAAAGCAGCTGGATAGGTGTCCCCAGCGTAAGAGCACTCCCGTCAGTGTACGGAGTAATAACCACTTTCCTGAGCCCGTACGGTAGCGGGACCGTAGTCAGCGCCATAGCCTATTCCTTTCTTATTTTCGGATTGCGGTATTTCTTCGTTTCTACCAGCAGGCCCGACGAAACGTCGAACCTATGTAAAACAACTATCCCGGACTGCGCTCCGCAGAATCGCGAATTGCATTTAATCTCTATGATGTTCGTTCCGACGATGATGCCGTGAAGTTTCGCATCGCACCTAAGTGAAGCATCGCCGGGTTTAGTCATCTGGCCACCGAAGAGAAAAGGGCCGAGTATTTCTGCATTATCTTCGGGCCCTGAGACTGAAGGACTTTCGAGATAATTGCATATCTCTTCCCGAACCGAACCTCTAACCAGATTCCGTAAGTCACGCTGTAGAACAGAACCGTTTCGTATGTCGTGCCCTTGCTGGACGAAGTGGATGCCAGCCCACTTCTAGCCTGGCCTGTCCGGTCCTGCCATGAGGCATTAGCTTTCGCGTAGCTGACGAGATCCTTACCATTGCTAGCCGAGATTGCCCGCATTTCGGCTTCCAGACGAACCGGGGCCGTACGCATATTGGTGAACAGGCTGGTATCGGTCCACCTGAAACTACTCACGGCTCCACCATGAAAGGATTGGCAACGAATTCAACCCGGAATTGGCAGTCGATAGAAACGCCCTGTGCCGTCTGCCTAGGTGGGGCAAGCTGCCATGCGCCGAGAGCGGCACGGTCCAATCCCGAAAGGCCGAGAATCCTGTTCGTCGTCGGGTCCGGAATCAATAATGAGCGGACCGCCTCCCGGATCATCCATGCTGTGGAGCGGCATACAGAAACATCCTCGATATCCCCGCTCCAGGATTCAGCAACACAGATCACGCTGAATTGGTTAAGTGTTACGATTCCTGGCGCGAAACCGTAGTCGTCCAGCCCTTCGGCGCCGACATCGCTCCCAGAAAGTACGTCCATGCCGATAAAGAGCCGGTTGAATTCGGTGTCATCGGAGATCCTCGGCCCGTCAGACACGGCTACGCCAGTCAACGCGGGGGCTGCCGATGCGACAGTGAACAGTGCCGTAATGGTGTCTGGAACAATCGTCGCCCCGGGGCCAGTCATGCGACACGCGGGGTCTGCTTGTGAGGTTGAATCGCCGACATGACACGGCGAGGCACCACGTATTCCCTACCGGCAATATTGAACATTTCTTGCGCCTCGCCAGACCGAACACCGACCATGACCATTCCGCCACGCTGTGTTTCCCACATGTATTTGACAGCCTGCTTAGCCGCTAGAGAGAGGTTAGCCGGAACGACGGTCCGACCAGACTTATACGTCACCGCGAACGGTCCGCCAAGAAACGGCAAGCCGGACATATTGGTAACTCTGCCGGATTCAGAATCCGTACGAACGGCTGCGACGTTATACCCGATGCCCGTTGTCAACCATGGGGTAATGAGTGTCGGATTTCCTATCACCGGAAGATTCTTCAGCCATAGACTGTCGCCTGTCGGCTGGAATTCATCAGTAATAGTACGAGTCACCACAGAGCCGACCTTGTTTTCGATGATGACCGTTGCTACCCGCATGAAGTCGAGCAACTCGGTATCAGATGTCGTCCGCGTGAGTGACATGCCAAGGTAATTCTTCTGGTCGGTCAGCGATACAATCGTCGAGGCCAGAATCGGGGTAACCTCGAAACTGAACCCCCGGGCTGTGGTCGGAATCGTAGAAACGATCGTCCCGGTATGCCTACCCGCAACCGTTGTCAGAAAATCGTAATGATATTTTCCGGTAGAGTCATTGACCATCGCTACCGGAGTAACCGGAGTACCGTCCGGCAGGAAAATGCTGAGAGTGACTGTCGTCGCGTTAATCAGCGCGCCCGTTTCGCTGACGACACTATAGACAGCTCTGTAAAGTGCCCCGGCGTCAACCATGTCCTACCCACCATCTCCGTGTGCCGCTACCGAATCAGCATAACTGCCTTGGGCAGTTGTTCCCTCAGATACCGATCCCAGGCCGTAGGTGATCGCGCCCGCGACCAGCGCTGTGGCAACCACGCTCACGGTGGCAGTCGACGTCCCGCCGGAGATCCGCGCCATCAGCGGAACGATCACAACGGACACACTGATTACCGGGCTGACCTGCCCGGATACCCCCAGGAGCGTCGCTGACGCGCCCGCCAGCGTGATCGTTTGGCTGGTCTGGCCCACCCATCCCCGGACGCCGGTAACCACGCTGGCGACCGTGTATCCCGCCGTGGCGGCGCCCGTACTGCCCACCGACAACACCGGAATCGTCGTGATCACCTGAGTCACGACGCCGAACCGCGCGACAACTGCAGTAGCGACCACCGCGCAACTTGCAGAAAGGCTCGCCGAAACTCCGGAACCGCCGACGGTTCCGGTAACAACAGATCCGGCCGTAATCGTCTGAGTTGCAACCGCCACGGCCGTAACCACGGCCGTAACCGTGGCAGTTGCGATGACGGCCTGTGAAACAGCCCCGCTAATGGCGACAACGGCGGAAACGCTGGAAGTGGCCGTAACGACCTGCGTTACCTGTCCGATTGCATTACCGCCAGCGCTGGCAGACGTCGCGGCCGTAATCACCTGAGTTGCCGCACCAGTCAGGGCAACGACGGCGGTAACGGCAGGCGTGACCGTTATGACAGCGGGGGATGCCACTCCGGCAATGGCGACAACAGCGGTAACGGTAGGCGTGACTGTTACGGTGGTGGAGGCTGCCACGCCGGTAATGGCGACAATGGCGGTAACTGTCGACCCGCACGTAACGGGCTGCGTTGCCTGCCCGGTCGCATTACCGCCAGCGCTGACAGACGTAACAGAGGTGATGGCCTGCGTTGCCGCACCGGTGATGGCGACAACGGCGGTAACGGTAGGCGTGACAGTTGCTGTCTGGATCGCGCTACCGCCAGCAGTAGCGACGACGGTAGCGGTAATCGCCTGAGTCGCGGCGCCGATTCTTGTAACAACTGCCGCAACGGTCGAAGTGGCCGTAACCGTCTGAATCGAACCGACGCCGGTGCTCGCGATTGCAGTCGAAGTAATCGCCTGCGTTGCCACACCGGTCATTGCGACGACGGCGGTAACGGTCGAAGTGGCCGTGACTGCCTGAATCGCGCCGCCGCTGGCGCTGGCGGTAGAGGTCGAGACAATCGTCTGCGTTGCCGTGCCAGTCAGGGTGACAACAGCGGCAACGGCAGATGTGGCCGTAACCGTCTGGATAGCCCTACCGCCAGCGCTTACAGACGACCCGGCCGTAATCGTCTGAGTTGCGCTCGCTCCAGTCAGGGCGACTACGGCCGTAACCGTTGACGTGGCAGTTAGGGAACCAATTGCATCAATTCCCGCTACGGTAACTTCAGCCGGAGGATGGCTGATGAAAACCATATCGGACGGGCGCCGGTAGTAATACTGCAATGCGCGCGTTACGGCAGCATCGGTAAAGTCGAGCGAGAATGGGGTCGGGGTGGTCACCCCAACAGACGTGACAGTGGCAATCGTTTGAGTAATTACACCGAGACTGCCGACGACGGCCGTAACAGTGGGCGTAACCGTCACGGCCTGTGTTGCCGCACCGGAGATATTTCCGCCAGCGCTGACCGTAGCGGCACGGGTGATTGTCTGGGTTGCCGCACCGAATCTGGCGACAACCGCCGTAACGGTAGGCGTGACGGTAACCGTCTGGATCGCACCGACGCCAGCGCTAACCGACGCTGCGGAAACAATCGTCTGGGTTGCTGTACCGATCCTAGAAACAACGGCCGTAACGGTAGGCGTAACGGTAGCTACCTGAGTCGCACTTCCGCCTGCGCTGGCGATCACGGCAGAGGTTATTGCCTGCGTTGCCGTACCGAATATGGCGACGACGGCCGTAACGGTGGATGCAGCAACGGCCGTCTGGATTACACCTATGCCAGTGCTCGCAACAGCGACAGAGGTTATTGTCTGGGTTGTCGTTGCTGTCATTGCAACGACGGCGGTAACGACAGGCGTAACGGTAACCGTCTGGGTCGCACCAGCGCTGGCGCCGACAATTGCAGCAGAGGTGATTGCCTGGGTTGCCGCGCCGAGCCTGGCGACAACGGCCGTGACGGTAGAGGTGGCGGTAACCGTCTGGGTTGCGCTCACTCCAGTCAGGGCGACGACGGCCGTAACGGTCGGAGTACAGGAAACGGTGGTGTCGACGTCACCGTTTACGTTGGTGACTGCCGGGAAAAGTGGTGTCCGCTCAATCCGGACCGCTACCAGGACACCGCGACCTAAACGCGCCATCTCACCACACTGCCGAACGTGTCACGGCAGGCGAGGGAACAACGAAAGGTTGCTCTTGAATAGCCGCTGCGGCGGCCCCTGCTATACGTACGGACACTAGAATGGCAATCGGATTATCCACCGTAGCCGAACCAACAGTGATGGTGGTCGAAGGGGTCTCGGTAGCCGAAACTGTTTTCGCCGCCAGCCATGCCGTATCGGCATCGCCGGACGTAAAGTGTTGAGGCTGCGTACCGACATTAGCAAAGCTATTAGTATATGTTGCACTGCCAGCGGTGTACGTTGCGTCGAAAATGTACTCAGCGAAAAAGGCGAAAATATACTCGTTGGCAGTATCGGTCGCCCCGGGTGCCGTGATTGTCATCGTCGTTGCGTTAGCTGGAAGAGTCATGATGTGCTGATTAATAGGGGTGCTTGTGTTCGCATCCGTAAATTGGACGACATACACCCCCGCGCTTTGCGAGGAAGCGAATGCTACAGCGACGTTATCGGCCGAAGTTGCGGTTGCCGTCCGCCAATATGCACCACCAGCAACCCAGTTGACATTACCATCGATTTTCGTCCAGCCGGTAATGTTATAATCGGTCTTCGGAGCGTCGGTACCATACGAAGAATCTGCCCACACAAATGCCAGAAGAATGTTACCGCTGGTGGCGGTAACGGTAGCGGTTGCCGTAGCTGCCGCTGCGCTGCTAAGGAACGTCGTAATGACAGAGTATGACATTACATACCCACTCTCGCATCGGGTATGGCTACTCCACTACCGATGAGGGTATTGTTCAAAATCCAGTATTCAACCGGACGTTCACCTTGATCACATTGCGCAAGTACGATATCAAAGATATTATTCCATACCCGCTCTAGGTGGGTACCGAAGTCGCCCGCGTTACCCATCGCAACCCCGTAGGCTCCAGTATCGGCCTTGAAGAGGTTCGAATCGTAAAGCAGGCCAGTGGTGACTCCCTGCTCCGAACCGGTCTGAACACAGGCAGACTGACTCTGTGGATTCCATAATCTACATCGAACGATGGATGAGTTAGTGCAAGCACCGGTTATCTGCACGCAGTCGTTGTGGTCACCGGTCACATAGAATAGATCATGAACGTAGCATTCCGTCAAACTTGACGTTCCATTCAGGCGTACACCATCGCTGAAATTGTGAACATCACAACGATTAGCAGCGAACGAATCCCAGGAAATGCCGATCCCACGCGTACTGTTCCCGGAACCGGAACGAGGCCCAACCTCGCAATAATCGAGAATCAGGCCAGTCGAATCATTCTGAACTTCACCCTGAATCCAGCAACCGCGTAACGTCACGCCCGTATGGTTAATATTGATGCCTGACATTACTTTCTGCTCTATGAGCTGACCATTGCTGGATGTTGACGTAGGTCCTGCCGCGAGATCGCCATCCACCAACAGCCGACCCAGGCCCGGAGAGAAATATGCACGATGACCTGTGTTCGATGCGTTGATCTGCTGCCCATGCGTAATCGACCCCCCACCCCCGGCGGCGGCTGGGATCGCTACCGGACGCGACAGTCTCATTGCATCCTCTCAGGCATTCCACACGACCTCTGGCCACCTGCGGGCTAGGTAGTCATAGATGCGAGTCTGATCCTGTGCAGTTGCCGACGCGCCAGTCTTAATCAGCTCCAGAATGTGACCGGTAAACCCTAAGGTTCCGCCAGCCTCAGCGCCGATGCTCGCAACATCCGATGCCAGCGTTTGCGCGCTGGTCCCGTTAGCGTCAGAAACTCCATTGACGCGGATCCGCCAGCCACCACTAGATGCGTCCCAGCGCACCTCCACCACCCACATGGTATTAGTCGTCAGTGGAGTAGTGCCCGTACCTATCACGGACCCGCCGGAACCGTATCGATACAATTCCACGATGCCGGAAGAATTGAGGCGAACGGAGAATCCGTTTGTTGCGGTTGACGGCGCTAGAATGTACCCGCTAGTGCCTGGCCACGCGGTTGGAACAATCACCGCGTACAGGCTGTGCGTGCTTCCGGATCCGGTAGTGATGGCGGTATGCGTAAACCGGTGCGTTCCACCGAATTGCAGTGTGGGGTGTCCTGCCCACCTACCGGCGGATGGGGCATTCGCCTGCGTAGACTGGCGATAGTTCGTATTCAGTCTGTCATAAATCAAGTTAAGGATGGTGGATCCCGATGCGGCCCCACCTATTTGAGTCCCAGGAGCGTAGCGCGCCGTAAATACAGCATCAATCCATCCCTGCATTGACGCCACGATGTCACCGATTTGTCCGCGACCTTCGGGAATACGGATGGTGCGCAGAACGGTTTCCGTAGTCCCACCCGTGAGCGGTTCATACATTCCCAGACCCGCATACCATGATGCGTCACTATCCATCGCCGACCAGACCAGCGCGCCGAACACTTCTGGAATGTCCAGTGCCGTACGGATCTCCGACTCGAACAGTATGGATTGGGCGGCAGCATTTACGGCAGGAAGGCCGTTCGTGTCCTTATCGGTATCACCGAAAGCGCCATAGAACGCCTTCGACCATATTCCGAATTCGTCAACCAACAGCGGCTTACCCATCGCGCGTGCGGATACCACTGCGCTGGACTTTGAAGAGAAATATCCGATTGCGTCGTAATGGTGAACACAGACGAAATCCAGTCCAGCATTAATCGTCTGGTAGGGAGTACTTCCACCAACAGACGAAACGCTGGAAGTCCCCATGCATACCAGCGCACTAGGTGCGGCAGTCCGAATAACTGCAGCAATCTCCTGAGCGAATGATGTAAGGGAGGAAGTGAAAGCAGCGCCAGCATCGGACGGCTCATTAATCAAGTCGTAAGCAGCCACGGTCGGATCATTCGCGTAACGCGTTGCCAGAGTGCGCGCCCACGCTTCCAACGATGCCGAACCGGCTACCGAAGTCCGCCACGTATTGCTAGTGAACCAACCCGCAGATTTTGCGCCGAAGGCATCATTAGCATTTCCGGCCCAATCGGTCAGGCTGGCAATGATGCGATGACCATACTTGCGCGCCGACGCTACGATTGCATCAAGCTCGGTGGTCACCTGATCCCAGGTGTAGGTAATGAGCGGCGCGTAGAACCAGACCCTCAGGAGAGATTCCGGTCGAATACGCTCCATCCACGCCTCGCGCTGGGTCGCGCTCATCGTCTGCGCAATCGTCCCGCCAGCAACCTTCATGACGTAATTGTTCCAGCCGACCGAACGGAATCTAGGACCGCCTACGCCATCCCTGATAATCGTCCCGTCAACCACCAACGGCAACGGCCTGCTACGCCTACCGAACGCATCGAATTGCGCTGACTGGTAATCTGTCGCAATCGCAGAATTGGCGGCCGTATTTCCGGACACCAACAGCCCGCCTGCGTTCGTCGTCCCCGTAGCGGCGTAAAGACTGCCACCACCCTTGATTTGGTTCCCCGCAACCAGGACGCTCGGCGAGTTGCCCGCAACGATCCCGATACCTGTCGGCCACGTCGGCGACGCCGTGCGCACGACGTTAATAAGCTCGTTGCCGACGATCCGACCATCTGCGGCCGCAGTACCCGTAAGGTTCGCCAGATAGATTCCCGAAGCTGCGGTATTGCGAATCACGTTTCCGGTGACCGCGAACCCACGAAGATCGCCATACACCTGGATGCCCACGCCGGTATTGGTTACACCATTGGCCCCGTCAATGACGTTGCCAGTAATGGTGACACCCTCGACATAGCCACCTGCGGTCTGCTTATTGACTTCAATCCCAGAGGCCTCGCCACTGTAAAGCGTGTTGCCCGTAATCGTATAACATGTTTCAACGCTGGCCTTGTCGGCACCGAGACTAATACACTTGTTAGCCTGAACGGAGTTTCCGGTAGCGGACCCGTTACGTCCGTTAAGCTGCAAACCGGTATCGCAGTCAGTAATGGTATTGCCAGTGAATGTGTAACCGTCAAGGATGCCAGTTGTCACAGCGCCGGTATTGGCGTCGATTGCACCGATACCTACCAGCGCATATTTGACAGTATTTCCGGACGCCGTATAACCCTTGCCAAGCATCATTGCGGAAGCGTTCGGGCCGCCGCCTTCGAAATCGATACCGACTCCGTTACGTCCTCGCGCGGCAGGCTCGCCAGTAAAATCTACCGCGCAGTTGGTAACCGACACTTCGTCTGAACCCTGAACGCAGATGCCGATCCCTAGACCGCCTGCCGTGTCGCCAGCTTTCATCCAATTCTTTGTAACGCGACAGGCCCGGATCCGGATATCTCTGGACGGGTACTGATTCCAGAATCCCCAACCTGGGTCACCAGAGAAGGCGTCACCCCAGATGTTGAAAGAGTTTACAATGTAATCACCGAACATGCCATCAACCCAGACATTATCCAGGTCGACGTTAATGCACCCGAACGCGTTTACGCCAGCCTCTCGCGGGTTGATGATCGATACATTGCCTAAGACGAAGTTGCGAATATTGACGCCGAACAGCGCCCCGACATTCGTTGCACTACCCGTACCGCTGGTAACGTTTCCGTTGTTTCCATCAAACGACATGTCAAACACGTTGATATTGCTGATGGTCGCGCCTGGAGCAACCAACCCCGATGGTGCGCTCGCATTGAATGCGAGCACGCGAGAATCAATACCCGTCCCAGGGCGACGTTTGAGAATCGAGATGCCTGGACCATCACCGAAAATTGTGAAATTGGACGCCGAGGTGTAAATCGTATCCACCATATACGTTCCATACGGGACGTATATAGGACGATTCTGTGCAACGGCGGACGCAATAGTATTCGCGACCGCCGTAGTGTCGTTCGCTACGCCATTGCCTACAGCGGCGCCATCGGTTTTGAGGTTAAGCGCCGAACCGAAAAGACTCAATATGCCACGACCCCTAGGTCTAGATGGCGTTCTCATTGCTCAGCAACGCTCAAACCACATCGTGGCGCGACAGTTAACCGTTGCCGGGGCGGTAGTCCGCAACGCAAACAGATTGCTAACCGCGCAATCCGGAGTGTCGCCGAGAGGCCAATCGTAAAACAAGGTGCCACCAACCGGCGTCAACAGCCATGAGTCGATAAGAGTAAGGGTCGTCGGTTCCGCCGTATAGTTGTACTTCGTCGTAAATCCAGGTGTGATTGTCCGGTTATACACCTGGTTTACAGTACCGGCCGTACCCGTGCCGTCAGTAGTCGCCGACCACAATTCAACCAACACCGGAACGGCCGATGCGGTCACCCCATCAAACCCTAGGTGGACCTTCTTCAGATTGATTCCGAATTGCGCGGGCGCGATTACCGACAGAATCGTCTTAAGCGCAGTGCCCGTGGCAACGGCCGCGCCCGTCGCGGCAGAATATCCAGCGGCTCCCATTACGCAGCCAGCGGCGAGTAGGAAATGGACAGTGTGGTAATCGTGAGGGTGTTAGTCGACACCCAAGCCTGCGCAACGGAGAGCTGCATGGACTGATAGAATGTTCCAACCGTCGCGGCACTGAAAATCGCGATGTCGGAAATGGTCTCAGTCGTTCCGCCGTTAGTCCACGCGCCGAGCGTAAGCAACGTCATGCTGCCAGCAGATGCAGCGTTCCAGGCAACCGCGTTGCGCGTGGTGCTACCGACTGACACGGCAGTCACGCCAGAGGCGCCAGGATCGGCCGTATGCAGCTCGACGAACGGGGTGGCAATGCCGGTGAACGCGGTACCGCGTAGGACGTTCAGGATGGCGTTCGCCATATTGACTGTAGACAGACCTCTAGTCACGTTGCTCCCCTAAAGTGAAAGTACCGCTCTTGCCAACGAAATTCTTTTCCGTTGTCTCGATCACGTCATCATGAATTCCGGTCACGTGATGTACCATGTCGCAGCGATTGCAGAGCTGATAACAGACGGTACATTCCGGAACGCACGGCGCGTGATGATCCACGCGACCTTTGACGATGAATGTCAGGGCCGCATTGAAAACGTCGTCACTCATGCATCTGCCCCGATCGTGTCATCAACCGTCAACCCATCATCGTCGCCGACTTCCGCTGCTTGCTCCATCTGCCGCAGAGCCTCGCGCGCTAGAGACCAATCAATGAAATGGTCTTCACTGACCCATACGTCTTTGTGGTGGGACGTGCGCACGCCCGTATGTACGAACAGCGGGACGCCGAGCGCGCCGAGACGCATGCAGAACGAAAGGTCTTCACCGATCAACCGATCCGTCATGTTCGGATCGGGGTTGGGAATCTTCGTATACCAGTGGTCGCCGAAATTCTCGCGCATCTTAAGCAGGACGCTACGGTGAATGAGAATGCACGCCGATCCTGTGCCCGCGCACTGAACCAACGATTCCGACGGATATGCAGCGCGACCCAGAAAACCGGTCTCGCCGTTCAGCTCCCGCCAGTCAAAGATGGTCGGGCGAGGTGAGGTTTCGTATCCACCCATCCCGTCGCCGGACTCTTCACGCCACGAGAAACACAGCGCGCCGACAACCGGACGCTTTCCCGGATCTGCAGCTTCTAGCAGTCGCTCACGCGCGTCATGCTCGAAACCCATATCCGTGTCAAGCCACCACAGCCAGTCGGAATCACATTCATCAAGAAAGGACTTGACACCCTTGTTACGCGCGTCGGCGATACCGTCTGTACCGTAATGTACAGCAATGTAATTACCTCGCGTCATGTTCATCATGGACAGGTGCCACGAATGACTCACACGCGTCTCGTGCACATAGACGACAGTGATGCTGTCATCCACGTGTTCCTGACCTGGTGCGGTTTCCGGTTTGGTCTCCTGGGACTCCTGAGCTGTCATGCCGATTCAGCTACTTGACGTGACACGCCAGACTTCGGCACCGTGCGCACGCGGCCAGGATCGGCCGATGCGTCCTCCACAATGCGCACACGCTCACCCCAGGGGAGCAGATTGCCAGGCTTGCCGGGAATGCTGGTGCGCACGTCGGGCGGGAAATCCTGGAAGGCTTCCGGGTGCGTTCGCACGATTGGATCCTCAGCATCCCATGCTTCGCCCTTATTGAGCATTACGGTGCTTGAGATCCACGTTTCATACTTCGCGAAAACGGCCTTCATAATTCACTCACCCTTCCCCAGAAACGGGATAGGTCGCGACGATCGGCGACTCTTCCTGGATCGGCTCAGCTTCAGTGACCGGCGGCGGAATCTCTTCAGCCATCAATCCCTGAGCGAGCGAACCAGCCCAAGTAACGACGTTCACCGGAATGTCAGACTGCGGGGTATATTCGCCCTGTCCGACAACGCACGCTTCCGGAATGAATCCATTGTCAACGTCGGATTTCGGCACGACGTCGCCAGGGTTGTATCTGCGTACCCCATCAATATCGATAGGCTGCGCAGCATGGTAGGTGCTGTATTCTGTATCATCCACGGGCACTTTGAGGACTCCTTCTCATTCAAGTAATACCGCTACGCGCGCGCCGTCGCCTCGTATAACGCGCGCATAGCGGCATTACGCCTCTCAGGCGACCGGGGGAACCGGGTCGTCCGCTTCCAGCACGGCGGACTGTTCGGTAAGACCGGCGCTGATGGCGTTCAGTCCGGCAACAGCGGCAGCCACATCCTGGGTAGCGGTCAGCGCAGCGGCCACCTGAGCGACCTCAGCGGCGATGTCGGCCTTAAGGTCGACCAGCGCAGCATTCGCAGTGGCCAGAGAGTCCTCTACAGCAGTCATTCTCACTCCTAGTCCCATAATTCCCGCAACCGCGCGTTCGAGTAACGAGCGGTCAGTAAGTTCCGACAGTTGCGCATTGACCATGAGTCACGCCGTATTCGTAGACACCCGGAACGCAGCATCATTGACCGAGTTACCGCCGATGCGAGCATAGGCAAACCAACCGCGCTGACCGGTCGGGCGGTTGTTCGTCACGTCGAAGAGCTGAGGAACCAGCTCCACATTCATGCCCTGACGACGCGCGACCACATAATTGCTGAAGTCGCCGACAACGAACCGCGTTTCGGCTGCGGTCGTGCCCGTGAAATCAGCAAAGTACGGGTTTTCGAGAACCGGGCGATTGAACAGAACTTCCGCCGCGTTCGCCGGAAGCGCCACGGTGGCCGCATGGTAGACATTGCTGGCACCAAACTGCCTGACAGCGTTGTTCACGCCGACGCTCATCATGAACGCAGCCCGACGCCGGTATTTCTGCGGCAGGGCCTTCCAGGTGCTGTAAACGTCCTGGTAGCCGAAGCTGCCGCCCGTCTGCGCGACCACGCGGCTTGCAGTGACAGCGTTGATTGCCGTCAGAAGTCCACGCGGTTCGGTCGTCCCGTTGCCGGTAGAGAACTTCTGAATCAGCAACTCGTCATAACCCTTACCGAGAAGATCACCCATCTCGGCCTGGAAGCCGGGCCAGTCCTGACCGATTTCAATGCTGTACGGAATGAATCCGCGCGCCATGAAAACGGTCACCGAAGGCTGGGCGATGGTGATCGCATCATCCGAAACGGCGGTACCCTCAGAGTCGAAGGACCACGAAACGCCAGCGGCGGAGATGCCCTTCCAAACGTTGGTGTTGACGTCAACCTGACGCGCATACGCGAGGAACGGGTTGTCAGTCTCCTGATCCGTCAGAATCACAGACGGGTCAATGAACACCGGAATTGCGAAGCTACCCGCACCCTGCGAGGACTCTGCCGCTGCGCGGTACTCCTCGTAACGGAGAACGGCGATACGCTCTTCGTCGGTGAGAACCGTGACCTGTCCACGGGTCATCATCTTGAAGAAGGCAGAGCGATACGCGTCATTCTCGGTGACGATGATACGTCGCGCCAGCTCATGACGACTCGCGTCACGAACGGTCCTGTCCAGGTAATCTCCGGCCTGCGGAGACAGCGGGTAATTGCTCTCGCGATCTTCGAGGATGCTGAGCGCGCCATCGCGGACAGTACGCCAATCCATCTGACGAACGTCGCGACCGAACAGCTCCTCTACCCCACGCTTGGGATCGGGAAGACCGGAAATCGTGCGGTACGTGGCTGCGCGAATCTTCGCAGCGCGCGACGCGCGCTCTTCCAGCTTCTCATACTGCGGGAAAAGAATGTCCCGCTCCGTTGTGAGATCCTCCCAGCGGACCTCTTCCTCATCCGTAAGGTTTGCCTTTTCGGACAAAGCGAGAATCGACTGGTCCATGTCCTGCAGCTTTGCACGGATCTCGACCAGCCTGCTATTCTTCGGATCATTCCTGGACTTGTCGTCATCGCCCATTATTTCACACCCTGCCCACATGGTTGGTAGCACAGTAAGTTTTGCGAATGTTTCTAGCAGCCTGCTCGGCGCGTGAAAGTTCTGCGCGCGGATCTTCCTGGATGGCAGGTGGCGTCTCGTCAACCGGCTTGCCGTCAGGTGCTGTATCGCCCGGGTGATCTTCGATCGGCGCAGGCTCAGCCGTCAGTGTACTCCGGACACCATCCGACTCCTCTACGGCGCGCCGTCCGACGACGTGCGCACGCCCGAACAGGAGTGCGCGGGCGACAGAGCGAGCTGTAGCGCCGTCCATGTCGTCCGTACGCTGCTTGCCCTTCGAAGTGCTGGCCTTCATTCCCCCGGCAGGCATGGCAGCAGGCGCACAACACATCCCCTGGCAGTCCTGAGACGCGCAGCACTGCGAATCGCAGCATGACGCCTGGCAGTCATCGCAGCACGACGCGGACCCGTCGGAACCGCCATCGGCCGAATCGTCATCGTCATCATCAATAGCAATTGCAATGGCGATCGCGCGATCGCCACTTTCAGACTTTCCCTCTTGACTGAGCTGACGCCTGACATCTCGCGTCATGTCAGGATCAGTAAGAATCGCGCGCGCGAGCTGGTCACTCCGTACGCTGACCTCCGCCTCTGCATACGCCGGGAACACGACAGGACCCAATTCGTGAACCTTCACTTCCACCAATTCACGTTCCAGCGGTCCACGGTCGCCCGGTTCCCACATCAGCATTTCTACCTCGGCGGGGGTTAGCTTTTTTCCTGCATTATCGAACCAGACGTCGCGCAAGACCTCGAACCTGAAACTCATGCCATTGATGGAACCTTCGGAGATGGCGTCACGAACGGGCTGAATAAGCCAGTTGTCGGTAAGCCGGGCCTCTACAGCGAGACCCTTATCGTCCTCACTCAGGGAGCTTATCGAACCGATCGGAATGGACCCGATGAGGGGATGACGGCCATGGTCGAATTGCATGACCGGTGTGCGCTCACGAATCGACTTACGAAACGCACCTTTCTGCACGCTCTCAAGAAATGTGCCGTCCCAGCCGTTGATCTCAGTCTTGACTCCGAATACGGCAGCATATCCGCTCAGGGTGCGCCCATCGCCTCGTGTGGAATCCGAACCGACATCTCGCGTAAATGTGAAATCATAGGAACGTTCAACCGGCACTGTCGCAACAGCCGTAGGAGACATCTCAGCCCTTCCCGTTCATCATCGCTGGCTTCTTCTCTATCTTCTTCATCGGCATTGCGTCAGTAGTGGGTTTCGTATCGGCAGGTTTCGTATCACTTGTAGAATTAGCAGACTGCATCTGGACGCTGAACAATCCAGAGTGAGTGCCTGTCAATCCAGAAAGATCGTTCGTCGTGATCGCATATACGGCCGCATCGGGGTCATAGCCAGCCATGACGAGGACATTCAAGGCGGTAGCCTGTTGTGCAAGCACTTCCGCCTCTGTCTGCACATCCTTCGCCAGGAATGGGATATCACGTCGGTCATACCAGAGTCTTACGTCCGGTCCGGGCGCGACGATTAGGGACGCGAAAGCCTCTACGAACGCACCCCACAATGGACAGATAGTTCCATCGATGAAACTCTCTTTTGCCGAATTGTAAACTCCAGAGTTGAGCGCGGAGCCTTTCAGTCCTTCCGAGAATCCGGCGATAGCGGTGGGGACTCCGGCAACGGCTGCAATACGCACCTCACCGGCGCCTTGAGTACTCCGGAAGGCCATCTGCTCCAGCGTCTGCCCAACGGTGCGAATATCGGTGCCACCCTGAATGAACAGAGTCTTTCCAGCCTTGCTAGGTCCCTTATGCGCCTCGTTGAATTTATAAACGAAGTTGTCGAATTGTTCCGGGCTCAGCTCCGGGTCGACGCTGACGACATGCGTGAGTTGAGCACCATTCACGATGACGCTACGCAAGTATGATTGCATGTCCATGTCAGCTGCAGAATCTTCTCCGCATGCTGCAATCCAGGACTGGCCAACCCAACGATTCCTTGCGTCCGGCATCGGTTTGTAATGCGCCATCTCGTCCGGGGTATAGATGGCCAATTCTTTCTTGCCGGACATGACAGCATAGCCTTCGAGTTGCTCAGCTACCCTATTTCCGGAAATCGGGTTGAAAACAGCGCTGGTCAGTACCTTTACCGAAGTAGGATCGAGCCTTACCAGCCAATCATTCTCGACTACCCAATACGAGTTTCCGTAAATGGCGACGTCAAGTTCGCATATAGCTAACAGGTCGCGCGTTCTGGCTCCAGGCCACGGACGCTCCAGCAACGCAAGTCCGGTAGTGCCGAACAGTCCACCCGGTAGCGGGCGACCGTTACGGATACGTTGCCACGTAAATCGGGCCTCGCTGAATACGGATACGCGCCACCGTTCACACGTGAACACTGGAGCGCTGAATGCCGAATTCGCGGGAAGGGTGGTGAATGCCTGAAGTTCCGCACCCTGCCAATTGACCGTGCCGCCAGGCTTAAACATCTGGGCCCAGTCGTAAATACTGACCCGTGACGTCTCGTTAGCGCGAGTCTCGTCCCTATTACCGGACTTCAGTCGACCCCATAAGTTTCCCATCAGCTATTTGTCTCTTTCCTGCTTGCCTCGCCATAATCCAGGTCGACTCCGAACAATCCGATAAGACCGGCTATGATGCCAATCACGATGCAGGCCCACCCGATATCGAAAATCAGATACACGCCGAAACCAAGCAGCCCGATACCGACAATCAGGAGAAACCAGGCGTAAGTGAATTTATTCAATTAGCCCCACGCTGCTCTCGGCTCATGGCTCACGGACTTGCCGATGGTCAACCCGCGACGCGCCATCGCGACCGTAGACAGCGGAGAAATGTCAATATTATTGTCGGCGCTCTTCTTTCTTGCGAAAATCCAGCCACCATCGCCGCTGTCCTTCTTTACGGCATTCTGAACAGCCATATCTAGCTGATCCTGGCCGATGTGACAGAAAGCGGAAGGCCCCGCATTGACGTCATCCTGCAAGCCTCCGCATGCTGAGCCGATGTCACGCAATGTCATCGGGATAGGATTGATTCCAGCTTCAATGAATTCAGGAATCAGCGCAGCGGCCGGACTGGACGGATCGTAGAAAATGCCTGGCCTGGATTTCCGCAAGGCGCCTTTCTTGCGTTCGCCGATCCTGACAGAGAGAATCTCGTTCTCGGATTGTATCCGTTTCACCTCAGAAACGACCTGATCAGTACCCTTGAGGTACTTCACAAGCTCCGCATGCTTTGCACCGCGCTCGTTGTATCCGCAGACAGAAATTGATGATGTCTTCCGACCAGCCGAAACGTCGAATGTGATGACCATCGGTCCGACGATGGTTGATTCCTCGTCACGACATAGATCCCAGAACACTTTTTCGATCGGGACAGTTTCAACGATCTCCTGAGCGTCGTCCCAGCCAAGAATCTCCCGCCCGAATTCCGGCGCTGGCATAGCCTTCCGCATAGTGACAGTAATCTTTCTTAGCTGAATGCGGCCATGAAAGATTGCCGGATTGCCCTGTTTGATGAGTTTCACGTTATCCAGTGAGCAGCCGGTGACCGACCAGTGGTGACTACAGCTATCGCCAAGCCTGCACCCGGGCTTCTCCCAACTACCGTCACCCTTCCACTCGACGAACACCATGCCTTCACTGCCGGAATTCTCGAGAATCTTGCAAGGCTCATTCTCGGAGAAACATTCATCGCTGTGAGCATGTGTCCGGCCGCGCCGATTCAACTCGTGCAGTAGGTCGGAATCCTTCTTCGCGCCAGACGTTGCGTAGACAATCTGAGTGTTCGGACGCGCCAGCAAAGTAGGCAACATTGCGCCAATTTGTGAACCCTGGAGCGCGAAAGCCTCATCGAAATTGATTCGCTTACCGCCGAGGCCACGACCCGCGCCACCGCTACGCGCAAGGAAGTACACCTGCGCGCCGGACAGAAGTTCTATCGACTGTTCGTGCGTGGAACGTAGAATCTTCTTTACGCGCCGACGCAACTCGAAGCATCCATCAATGATGCTCACCATGACGTCGAAGGTTTCGTTGGCAGTCTTGAAAAGATGCGCGGTATGCATGATGAGATCAGGCTCGAACAGAAACAAGTCCGTGAGCGTAAGCGGCACTACAATGTTGTTAGTTTTCCCGTTTTGTCGAGGTTCCTTGATGGCGACTTCGCCACCGATCCAATTACCTCGACGATCATGTGACATCGCCGCGTCAATGCAAAGTCGCTGCTCATCATCCAACGGCACGTTCGCCATATCGCACAGATCAATACATTCTGCACCATACGAACCGTACCGTTCAGGCACCCAATAATGAGCGGGAGGAGTAGGCACCACCCATGGGGGAACGTCACCCATCCTGGACTCGCGATTGACGACGTGCCGTCAATTCATCCAACCGGTCAGCAGTCGGCGGGCGACCAGCGAATATTTTGTCCGCAACCGCGCGGAGCTGAACGGTTACCGCCGCCAGCGCTGAGGGAGACAGTCCGGCGTCGAGATGTTGGCAGAGGAAGAGGCACAACTGTCCGTCGGGGGTCTCTTCCTGCCCAAACTGGACGAGCGATGCCCTATATACGGACTCCAGTCGACCAGGCTCACCGGACGGCCGGAAACCTGCCGCTGGCAGGACTGCTACGGCAGGTGGGCGACCTCTGCGGGCCGGTACAGGAGTCGGCGCTGTAGCGATGACCTGCGTAGTGGTGGAACGCCTAGGGCCACCCGGGTGAGCTGTACAGAACAGCTCATCATCGGGTAGGGGTGCGTCGCACATGGTGCCATCCTCTAGCAGCCACGCACAACGCTCAGCAGGCGCAGGCATGCCCCCGAGCATACGCGCAGCGCCGTGCGCACGGTCTAGCCGCACACGGCGCTACGGGAATTATCGAATTACTGAATTCAGTTGTCAGTGTGGCAGGATTCCTCGCGCCGCGCGGACCCGTTCATATTCCTCGACTCTTTCCTTGCGCGCCCGCATCCGCGTCTCAAGCGCGTTCATTGATCCATCCGAAGACTTACGGCCAGCGGAGGCCATATAGCGCTCAGTGCGCGCCTCACCATTAAAGACAGCCATGCATTCCGCGCACTTCGCCACGCGCCGACGATGCACACACCGCACCGGGAGAAAATCCTTCATAAACCGACGAACTAGGATCCTCATCACTCACTCTTCCTTTTATGATCCTGCGGTTGCCTTCTCGCAACCCTGTCAACAGGTTGCGACTCCACATCAAATGCTGTGAGCGCCTTGAGAAGATCAGATTCTGTAATGCCGAGCCCGATTGCACGCAACTGCTCAACCACAAATTTAAGCTGGTCGTGAGTAATATCATCCATCACGCTACCTGCCTCTCAGATCGTCCCCGTGTAGCCGAAATCTGGATGCGTGCGCACGCCATCAGCCCGACCCCATAAATGCAGAGCGAACGTATGAATGTTAATATTTGCGTCATTGGGAGGAAAAACCTGAAACGCCCAACCATTCGGACCCCAGACGGCATGCCTCAACATTTTCAGATCATCATATGTCGGAATCGTCTCGTACGGTTTATGATTGCAGATCGATGCGTGTATCCATATCGTGCCATCATTTTCCGGAAACTTACTCGACACGGACACTAGAATCGACTGACTGTGATCCTTCCGCACCAAAGCAACCGCATCATCCGACCAATTAAGCTCCTCCCGCATTCCACCATTACTCCACATCCATTTATCGCGACCCAACCGATTACGAATCGGCAGAATCGGAATCTCCTCAATCGACGTCACGTGGCCACTCCACGAGAGGGGTGAATGAGAACCCAGCCCGATACTCCGGCTTGCACGGGCATCCTGCGGCCCCACATGCCTTCTGGAGCCTACGTTTCGCAATGTCCGGCGGGAAACCTCGACCGTCCGGAACAACCGTCTGAACGCGTCCACATAGAGTGCACGTCTGAGTTGGCTGACTCACGATGCCCCTCTTCCTTATTCGAATCGTGATAGTTGCACCTGGACGTTCCGCCCAGAAATATTCGCTAGGCCACGGAACGGGGATTTTCACCTACCGACCTCCTATCCTCTCTAGCCACGAGGATTATTAAATGGCGGATGACATAACCCGCACAGACTATGCTCTCTACATAGATGCGGATACAGAAACTCTCGACCACACTCCGCGCAGATCTCCCAGACCGTATCCGGCGCAAACCATTCAAGGATGGTTTTCGGCTCACTCATTTGTATCAACCGAGGATCATTCGCGTCATCATTCGCGTCATCCATGTCGATCACGTCCCCAAAGTCGTACCGTCAAACTCCCACACAAACTCGGCCACTGGCCTATGCATTCCGCAATTCACGCAATACGTTGCACCATAGAAACCAGGGTTTCTCGCGTATGTTTCAGCAATCTCCCTGCCCATCCTCGTTGTCATGTTGCACGTTGTATGCCGATATGTTTTTCGCACAGGCCGAACAAATCCCTTAGCCCGCTCCTCAGAAGACAGGATAAGATACACTTCCGCCTGAGGTACCTCAGCGGCATCCGCACCATGCGTCAGCCGAGGATCATTCGCGTCATCCGTTACGCCACTCATGCCATTCTCCCCATCTCGCAACGCGCCACATTCCCAGGATTCATGTCAATTAATGCATACGTGACTAGTTCATATAAATCCCTCAATTCATCGCTGGTCATATGAAACGGATTCTCCGAAAACCAGACCCCGTAACTCCGTTTCCTGCCTATATCCATACAACGGAAATACAGCAACGACCCGTTCCGGAATTCATAGACATTGAATTCGTTATCTAAGATCCATCCAGGATCAGAAAGTACGAATCCCACATACTTACTCATTCGTAACTCCATCCTGCAATTCTCGCTTTCTACATTCTGCAATTCTGCAATTCTGTATTCTTATTTAAAGAATGGCACAATCGCCAGCTTGAG